GTTGCAAGGAGTGGTTACCCGCACCTGTTGCTCCGGCAACCGTAGTAAAGTTAATATAAGCGGCAGCGGATGCGTGGGGGTTTGAAATCAGCAACTGTCTCCTTGCGCCATTAGCCACAAGAGTCGTCGCGCTTGTTTGAACTGATGCACTCTGTGGTGCTAGTCTTACAGTGTTCATAATTAATATCCTCTAAACTTTGGTTGAACCGTGTCGCCCTGTTGGTTGGTTGCCTTCTTAACTTCGCACCCCAACAAACGGTTTGACTCATTAAATTGTATCCCGGCTAGATCCGGTTTCTCGTCCAGCAACAATATGTCCGCCGACATGGCCTTCTCCAGATAGGCTCCGAAGATGTACGGGATGTCCACCTTCTGCCAGCCAGTGCTGACCGCGCCACTTACACTCGGAGCTGTCGTCACTGCCGGGTCGCCGGTTTGTGCTGCACTCACTGCTGTCACCTCGTAAAACTCACCAACGTCCCGGCTGTCTGTTCCCTCGTAAAAAACTTGCTGGCCCTTGTAGTAGGTCTTGGTCGAATCGAACTTGTCGCCCTTTATCTCTGGCGCACGTTTCCTGTATTCGAGCCAAATAAAAGTCTGGTCAACATATGGAAACACAACCCCAATATCCTTTATCTCGAACGGGAAGGTTTCATGGTTCAGACTGAGCCTCGGATCCTTTGATGTTCCGAGATATGTCGCGCCTATTTCCGTCTGGCCTGTTTGCGTATGTGAGACATAGGTGATGTAGCCGGTCAGGTCGGTCCAATCCGAACTGGTGCCGGGTGTTCCCGTTGTGTCGCCGCCGCTGGAGTTTGTGTAATACTTGTCAGAGTAATAAACCTCCGCGCCATCCGCATAGGTTCCTGCCGCCCATGTGTCCCGCCAGTACCTCTTCTCGATTGTCATCAGGTCCGGCCAAAACTCCAGCTCGTAACCTTCCCTGAGACGACGGTTCATTGCCCCTCGAAAGAGAACAAACTCGTCGTTGGTTAAATTAGAATAAAGACGGCCAGTAGATTCGACCGCCCCTTGTAATACATTTCTGGCTGAAACTTTTCTCACTAGCTTCCATGCCCGACTTGGGTCTTTGTTCCTACGCTTTTGACCGCAACTTCAGGATGCCTCTTGACCACCCACTTCATGTAGTCGTTGTCCTGAATCGATTCTCCCTTGCGTATAAAGTTGGACAGATACCCGTTCAGATCGAACCTAGCGACCAACCGGCCAAACCCATTGCTTGACCGGTGGTCGCGTTGATTCTCCTTGGCGATTTTCTTCTGATTAATTTCAGACTGAACCATCTGCATCTGATGCCCTGTCACCAGTTCCCTGATGATGGCGTTCTTCTGCTCCGGTCCAAATTCAGAAAGATCGACAAGGTCTGACATTACAGCAGCAACTTGAAGGCCGCTAATCCGAGCGGATTTTTCACGCACAACCCGGCGATTGCATCGACTGCAAAACGCTCGCCTGCACCTTGGTTAGGTAGCGGTTGAACCTGTGGCAACTGATGGAACCGAAGCTCGATCAGATCCATGTCCAACAGATAACCGTAAGACAAGTTAGGATTACAACCAGCACCCACTGCCGTGGTTCCAGCCCAAGAGTGAGCCTTCACGGGAGTTCCGGATTCAGACGTAGCGAAGTCCCTGAACGCATTCCACAAGGTTGGCACCAACTGGATCGTACCGAAGTCGCCCTCGTAGACATCGACGGTCGAGATGACCTTCTTGTCCGCGAGACTTGCCCCGTAACTGCGACTAACCAACGCCGCACCCGCGGCACCACTTGAAACCGCCGTGTAGTCCTTGAACCGTTTCTTGAGGTTCGGGCCGCAAAGCAATGTCTTCGTGGAGATCTTGCCGGTCTGCTCGTAGACACTTTGCAGAACTGCATTCACCTGATCCTCTGTCATGTTGGCAGTGGTCGTTAAAGCACCCCCAACGACTGTCGTTGCGTGATCGTTGTCAGTACCGTCCGATTCCAAAACACTCGCAGCCGGTGTCTTGTAGTTGGTCGCACTCCCAGTATATCCATCCTCATCGATGAAACAACCAAGCGAACGAGTCTTGTTGCCCTTGGTGGACGACCCCGTCACGGCGTCGGCACTATACCAACCAGCCTTGGCGGCGGTGGATGGAATGTTGTCCGCGCAAAGGCGAACTTCCATGTCACGCTTGAGTGCCAGCAACTGCTTGCGAACCGCATACGCCCTTTGGTTGGCAACGCCAGCCAAGTTGGTTGCAGACTCTGTCAGCTTGGAAACCAAGGCGGCGCGTCTGAACCACTGGACACGGTTGTCCAAGATTGTGTACTCATCCAGAACATGACCGAAGTCAGATGCAGCAGCGTCGCCAGCACCAGCATTTTGGGAGTCAAACCCGTGTTGCAGATCGTGTCCGTCAACTGTTGCGTTGTCAGCAGCCGTCAGCTCCTTGTCAACAGGCCATTCAAAGTTGAGGTTAGTTACTCCCCCAGCTTTCGGTATCATCGCCATTAGCGGACACTCTTTGGCATCCACTAGGGTTATGGCGTTTAGTAAATCGCGGTTAGAACCGCCCGGTGAAGGACCGAACACATCTTTGTCCGATCCACTCTCATTGTTTTGTGTATAACTATATAAAGACGAAGCCATTTTATTTCTCCATTATTGAAGAACTCCCGCATTCACTAGCATATCATCTAGCGAATCTTTGGATGGATCCGTGAACAGTCTTTCCTTGGATGTTTCGTAGTTGTTGGCCGCATCGTCAGCGGCGGCTGGTGCCGCCTTTGGTTTGCCGGGACTTATTGGTTGCTTTTTGGGTTTTGTCTTGGCTGTTGCCTTAACCTTACCCCGTTGCTGTTCAATCATCACTCCCGTGACGTACCGTGCAATTTCCAGTTTGCTTGTAGGCACACTGGCCAAAGCTGGCGATGACTTAACGACTTCCCCGAAAATCTCCATTTCAGCAGACTTATCATCTGCGAGCCATGGATATATCTGCTCGGCTTGGGCATCGAATTGTTCCTTGTGTTGAAGCTCGGTTTTTCGTTTCGGAATGTTTCTCGATAAGTTCTTCGAGCTATTCCTTTCGATGTTCCGAATTTCCTTGCGGACTTCGTTTTCAGAAACGTCGTCCTCAAGTTGCAATCCCTGACCTTTGAGGTTTTCAATAACCTGATAAAGACCGTCATCCATGAGCAGATCCTTTTGATCCTCGACAAAATCAAGTCGCGCTTCTTCGAGCGTAACCAAGTCATCCAGCTCCTTATTGGAGTTGATGTTGCCGAGGGGATTTGCTCCCGGTTGAACCGGTTGCGGTGCCATTGCTTTCGCTTTCAGCTCCCCAACCTCTTCAGCCAAGTCGTCTCGCTCCTCTTCCGCCGTGCGTAATTTTCGAGTAAACCGATCAATGCGCTTCTGATACCAATCAGGCGCGTCGGCGTTCTCTACTTCATCCTGAGAAAGATCCTGATCTTCCCCTTCAGGGGCAGGGGGTTCTTCATCCCCAGCCTCATCCGGTTCTGCCTCTTCTCCACTCGGAGAAGGGTCTGACCCATCCTCTGCACCGCCCAATCCCTGAACCAGTAACTGGTCCAAATCAGGCAGTTGGTCTGCATCGTGACCTGATGCGGTTCCGGCTTCTTTATCGTGGCTATCCGCCGCCACACTTTCGTCGTTATCCATGCTAAATTTTTATTACCCGCAAGTAGGTAGACATCGCTTTGGGTGCGAAGAACCCGCTCCTGTTATATCGGTGAAACAAGCCTTTGGTTATACCAAAGACCAGGTAATCGGGCTGATTGGTATAATAAGGAGGAAGAGCCGAATTTAGTTAGACATAATCCTGTTTGGGGAAACTCGAAAAACAGTGTCAACCGTTTTTTTTAACTTTTTATTTCCTAACAACCGGAAACTTTTGAAGCCCGGAAACCCCCGATTCCCAGATTTTTTAAAACCGAATATGTTATAATGTCTCCTTTGCTATCCGGAAAGGAGGTGATAAAAATGAAGACTAAAAAGCTACCAGACGAATTCCAAGTACATTGGAAAAAAGAGATTCCAGATAAGTCTCGAATGAAGTTTGACTATTGCAAGGCTCGCCATGCGGCTGAAGCGTTTCGGATTTTCCGAAAGCAAAAGCGTAAGGGCAAAGAGGATCTTGTGATCATTCGCTATAAGTGCGAAGCGAACCTCATCCCTATGCTTGGCTGGTGTCCGTTTCTTGATGAAACTGGACGCAACCATTCAGGCAAACCCGGCGATTGGAAATCGTCCGAGTAAAACCGAGGGATACTAAACAAGCAGCCCCGGCACCGAAAGGTGCGCGGGGTTTTTTATTCTATCTGCTTTTTCCGAGTCTCGTTAATCGTGTCGAACAATTGTTCTATCGAATATACATACCCGGCATTCCAGTGACGCTCGGAGTCTCTTTGTGATGGCTGTGCAGTCAGAGCATCCACTCCCAATCTTATATGCTGTTCAAACAGTTGCTTCAACGCAATGTAAGTTACGTTGTCATCTGTCAGGTTTTTTATTGCAGCCGTTAGCTGCTGTTCGTTCAGTGCCATAAATTAGTATCCACCCTCTCGCCCGCCGCCGACCGGCTGAACGCCAACCCTGCCTACCTCTGCGTTCTGTCTTTGCGTAACAGAATGCTGCAAGTTCTTTCCATAGTTCTGGACCAGCTCTGAGAACCTCTCGTCTCCACCCTCCTGCATCATCTCCTGATACTTCGGATTGTTTCCAATGATCTGTTCCATGAACTTCATCTTCATCTCGGCAGTCGGATCGTTCTCAACATATTGCGGCTCGTTGCCCAAGGCCATGAAGCCAATGTCACTGTTGACCTTGTCGAACGACTGTTGCGTTGCACCGGTCTTGTCCTGCACAACCATGTCGGCCAGTACCGGGTCAATCAGTGTCGCCTTGAACTTGGTGTAGGCAGCTCGATCAATGACGCCTGCCGTGTCCTCCGGCAGAACAAACTGGCTCATCGCCTGCAACTTTGCAGCCATGTAATCCTGATCCATCTCGCGAACATCGAACACCGTCCGGAAATCATAATTGCCCTGAATCTCCGCCGACGATTTCGGAAGGGAAACCTCCTTGCCAGCTATCCGCGCCAGCTCCTCGTCACTCACGAATTCCTGAATCAACTTGAACACCATCGTGAACGCCTCGGACCAGCATGACATGTAGGTGTCAACCATGGCCTGACGCCTGAGAGATGCCGTCGTCAGGTCACCTTTCTCTGTCACGCGACCAAAGTATTCAGCCGCCTGACGCTCGACGTACTCGATGATCGACAGGCTCTCCGCCGGGTTGGACCGGGGGGGATCCAGATAGCGAACCTCGCCCTGACGCATCTCGGCAATCGCCGTTCCCGGCTTGAACTCATAGTTGGATCCGGACCGGGCGGCATGCACTATCGGCGGATTTATGATCAGGCTCGCACGGTCACTGAGCATGTCGCGCTGGGTCTTGATCTCATCCTGCCATGTCATGCAGATTTCCGAAACGCCGCGACTGTCAACAAACTTGCGGGCTACCGATTCGCGCCTGTAAGCCACGAACGGATACGATCCCGACAAGTAATCCAGCATCTCCTTCTTGCCCGTCGCATCTGTGATGTGCGGCGTGAAAACACAACAGTGAATTCCCGGCATACCGTCCTCATCCAGCTCACGGTAATAAGCATAAACAATTTCATACAACCCCTCCTGTTGCCCGGTGTCGTTTGTGAACTGAGTGTGAGTGTCCTGATAAACCATCCCCGGTTGCGACTTGGTAGCCACAACCCTGTCAGTCCACTTCTTGTCAAAGTCCATCTGGCGCATCTGCACCTCCGTCATCCATACCCGGCGGAAACAAAACCTCGCATCCTGAAGGTCTATAGTTTCAGGCGGGATAAAGAAGTCATCGTCCAACCTGAGAGCAGAAACTTGAGGTGTGTTTTTTGTAACCTCGGAAACCGGGATCTCGGTGACGCCTGTTTCTCGCAACTCCTTTATGCCGCGCTTGGCAGTGTTACGCCTGACATCCATCAGTGTTGCGACAACCTCGATGGCCGCTTCCTCCTGATCAGGATCCATGATCATCTGTGGAAGGTTCGCCTCGGCGGATTGCGGGTCAGCTTCCTGAGAGAACGCAACAACGTCCTCCATGGTTACCGGCTTCTTCGCCTTCGTCTCCTCCTTCTCCCAGCCGACCTGAAGAATGCCAACACCGTACTGCTGACCATAGTTGGCCAGCAAGTGCGCCTCATGCCGCATCTCGTTCATCAGCTTGTTCTCCTTGTAGTACTTCAGGAGAGTTGTCACCAACGCCGATTGCGAGCCGTCACCACTCTCTGTGGGGCTTGCCCGAAGCGTTCCGCGCTGGAAGGCCGTCGTCATAATGTCGGCGTTCTCGCTGATGATTGTGTCAGCCAGCCTGACCCTCACATCCGCCGCGCCGTCCCAAGGGAAAACCTTCTTCTTGGAATGTTGATACTGGTGCTTACGGCCATCGTCAGTCTGCCCGTTCCATCTGCTAAACCGAATACTGTCCGCCTTGTACCATGTGGTGTAGGTGTTGTTAAAACCCCCGGCTCGACTGTATTCCGACGCGATTTGTTTTACGTCTATCTTTGACATAGTAATTCCTCCATGAATTCAGCTAGTTGCTGCTTTATAAATTTTCTCTTCCTGTGGACCGGGATAACGGTCCGTAGCCTCCCTGCATCCGCAAGGTTCTGAAGCTCCTTGATCGTCAATCCACTAAACTCTGACGCATCCTTAAACGATAATAACTTTGGAAAGGTTGCCATTAATACGCTCCTCCGCCCTTGGTTCCAACCATGTCAGTCGATACCAAAAGATTCTCTTCCTGTATGACGTAGCGACAACAGTCAATGGGATCCTTGCTCGCCCCATGCTCCTTGTCCGCTCCCGTCCATTCGCGTAGCGAATAAATTAAATTTTTGCAGGCGTCACTAACAAACATCCTCGGCTTGTTGTCGTCCAGCATTGGCTGGTGCTGGTCGTAATACAGCATGTCGTTGATCAGCGTGACCCCCTCCTCGATCTTGGCACCCGAAGCCTGATCAAACCAAAGCCCGTCCTCGCCCAGCTTCAGCTCGTCCATTATCTCACGGCCATCCATCGACTTGGCCCGACCGGCCCTTGGGTCTATCAGCCTCTGGAATATCGGCTCGCCCTGTTCCAGATCCATAATGATCCTCTTGTATTCAGCTATGCTGTTGGCACCTCCACCAGCTCTCTGGGCCGGTCCGGGCTGACCGTCCGCCTTGGCCGAGGGCAGACTCCATTCACCCATACTATAATCTGGCCACTCCCGATAAAAATAAACACGCCCATCCGACACCCTCGCCCATAGGAAAAACCAGTTCCGGCTCCCAGCCGGATCTGTAACCATGAAGTTCTGCCCCCCCGTTGGCAGCTCTGCATGCTTGACGATATGCCCGTCACTGAAACGCGGGAAGGCGTTGCCGACCATGCTGTCAGCCCAGCCATAGGCGCGGATCTTTATGTCGCTTGTGTGTGCGCCGTCCAGCCGCTTCACAAGCTCCCTGTACGGGTTGTAGGGGTTGAACAGGGTGAAGAACCAAATGGCCGCAGTCTTCTGCTTATGGCCGCGCATGGTGTAGGGCATCTTGCCCTTCGGGCCAGCCGGGAAGTTGATCCCCGGCAACAGCTCCGAATCCATCCACTCGGTCACCTCTCCACCCGCCACGAAATCCTTCACAACAGGCGTCATTCCCTCAATCGGCGTGAACGACAAAAGCAGCTTCCCCAAACGGGTAACCAGCCTGAACCGGATCGTGTCAAGCAACGCCTTCGGGATCAGCTCGTCAGCCCAGCAATAATCCAGCTCCAAACCCTCGACCGTCCTCGGATCCTGACTGTAATGCATGCACCACAACTGGCTCCCGTTCGGCATGATGAATGTCGATTCAGTGAAGCCATTCTTTTGCGTGTAGCTGACATTCGCCACAATTGAACGAATCTTCCGGCCCTTCAGTTCGTTGGGCAGATACTTGTACAACACCGGCTGCTGCGTCTGCAAAGAACTCTGGTGCGTCGTATGGAAAGCAACAATCCGAGTGTCAGGTTTTTCAAGAAGTTTCTTGATGCAAAACTTCGCGCAAAATTCCGTCTTGCCACTACGGTTTCCACCTGAGATCAGGATCGCATCATTTGCATCCACCAACTCCTGCGCGTCCTTCCAGTGGAACGGCTCGTAGCCGTGGTTAAAAGGATCCGTCTTCTCCAGCCCAATCTTGGTGCCTCTGGCCTGCAACGCATCACGCAGCTTCTTCTCGCCGCCCTCCTCCTTCAGGACCAACTTTGCATCCTCCTGAGTTATCATGCGATAAACAGGATGCGGCTCGTATGCGTACTTTTCCCAGTTCAAAACTTTTTCAGGTTGCCCTGCTCGATTGCGTAAACCTTGCGGCCATGTAGCTCCACCAGATTCTCCTCAACAAAAACATCCGCCTTCTCCGCATAACCAGCTATCCGAAATTTCGGAACCCGGCCAATAACCAGAACGTAGTGCGTCGTCTCTGCCTCAACCTTGTCAGTGTTCACCAACAGCCTTCCGTTCGGGTAGTGGGTCTGCTTTATGTCAACCTTGTTTCCTTCACTCGTCAGGCAGTCATAGGTCAGCCTCTGGGGAGTCAACGAAAAGTCCGGATACAGATTCTGGAACTTGCAAAACGCCACCTCCGCCGCCATCCCGTCAATGTCCATCGTCGCCGGATCCAGATCACCCTTCTTCCGGTCCACAACCCCAGCAGCCCGGTTGACACTGTTCCTCAACAGGCCAAGCATCGTCGCCATCAGGATCTCTCCGTTGTCCAGTTCAACTTCCATCAGTCCCTGTTTTTTCTAGACGACATGCCTCAACCTTTCACTCAAGGTCTTGTCCATCATCACCCTCTCAACTTCCTTGATGTCATCCGATCTCTTTCCGTTAACCAACATGTCAGCCTGCGCTATCCGGAACGCCTGCACATAATGCCAGAGATCAACAATCTCCTCCTCTATGTGATCCAAAAAGAAGTCCAAGGACTTGCTCTTGTCTAGCAGGCATCCGCCATGCTCCTCCTGCCCCGCCATGTACTTGTTGTATGCCTTGTCAACAAAACGGTTCACGCTGTTATGTGCTATGTCTTCTGGCTTCATAATAAACTGTACCACCACCTGAACGCACCCGGATTGGCCTTCCATAACGTACACAAGCCCGTCGCCACACGACGCGAAACCTGTTCCTCCTTACGCCACTCAATCCCCATGGCCCACCCAACCGCATGGATGCATTCATGCAAAAAACAATCCGCCTTCGCCTCGTCCGCCAAACCCCCATAGACCACAATCGTCTGGCTATCAAAATCACACCAGCCATCACTCTCCGACGACTCCCTCGCCGTCTTCGAGCAAAACTCAACCTTGTACGTCAGGTTCAAAATCTTAATGCGTTTCGGGGGCTGGATCTTCATCTGCAAACATCCTCAAAATTAAGCCTCTCCACTATGGTGTTTAAAACAGAAAACTCGGTGTGCTGATCCTCCGCCATATGATACGCAGCCCTCATCCATGTAGCCTCCACCCAAGCATCCCTCTCACTCTCGGTAGGCATCCGCTCCGACCTCATGTTAATCCGCCTGCCCTTCACCTTCACAACGAAGTTGGGAGCTTTATCAAAACTAAAATACCAAGTCTTTCTCACTTCCAATATCCCGGCCTTCTCGGCGCAGGCCCATACACAATAAATCCGTTAGCGTTCTCCTTGAACTTTATCGGACACAACTCGCTCCTGCCATTAGGCATGTACAAATCCGCATTCTTAACCCTCACAATATGCCGACCATCAACCTCCACGATCCGCTTGTTCCGAAACCGACAGTTCGTCACCTTGCCACTAAACACCACCGGCTCACTCACTTCCCCCTCGCAATCGTCCGGAATCAACTCCTGCGAGATCTTCTTAATCCCCGAAGGCAAGTACACCACACTGTTGTGTTCACCCCTCTCATAGTCTTCCCCAAGTCTGAGGATCCGGTTCCGGATTTTTTTCACCGTGTCCCGGCATACCCCCAAGTCGTTAGCTAAATCTACCTCACTCATTTTAAAAAAATTCGGGACAAGACTTTCCAATGAGTTTGCCGGGAGGTAACGGAAGCATCTTCCTGCCTCGATGGTCGTTGTTCACTTTAACCTCCCTATAGGCATCTTCCTTGTGGATTTCCCAAATCTCCTTGAGAAGCCCCTTTATAACTTGCTGTGTAAAATAATCTGTCCTCATTACATGCTGCCACCTTTCCGGATCATCCCGGTGCGGCTTAACACCAAAACTGTACCCAAAACCCAGCTTTGCCTCCGACTTGAGATTTTCAATCCGGGTGGCCAAGCATTGAATTTCCTCACTCATTTCAGTTAATCGCAACCAGTTCATGAACCGGCTCAAAAGGATCCGACGCATCGTGACAATCAAAACAATTCACAAATAATACCAGATCACGCCTCCCAGAAAGATGACCCACATCAACATACCCTCGCTTCCCCTCGTAAGGTGAAGAATATGGCCAACCGTAATCCTCTATGTATATCGCCGGAACACCAACCAAAAGTAACGTCTCTATCGTTCGCGCATTCGCTATACACATACCCCGCTGCCCCGCCTCCTTCGCCACCCCAAGCACACCCGCCATTAACCCCATTAATATAAATATAATGCTGACCACCAATAA